TTATAACGGTGTTTAAGTCCGGTCGTATCGTTTTTAGAGGTCGTATCCTTAACGACGTTACGGACTATTGGAATAATAAGGTTATAACGTGCGAGGGCGAGTTAGGGTTTTTACAAGACTCTATTATCCGACCGTTCGAGTTTAACGGTACGCCCAAACAGTTATTTGCTAAGTTTGTCGAGGAGCATAACGCGCAAGTCGACGAGTTTAAGCGTTTTAAAATCGGCGCGGTCACGGTTACGGATCCTAACGACTATATCGCCCGGAGTAATAGTAACTATGAGTCCGCGCTTAGTAATCTTAACGCTAAGCTAATAAACGACTCGCTCGGCGGATATTTCTTTATCACTCACGGCGACGACGGTACGGACGAGATACCGACTCTCAATTATTTAGCGGATTTTACTAAAATCTCGTCTCAGTTAATAGAGTTTGGATCCAATCTCAAAAAGTACACTAAGACCGTAAAGGCCGAGAGTATCGCGACGGCTATAATCCCTCTTGGAGCGGAGGTCGACGACGGAGACTCCTCGACGACTAATCCAAAACTCACGATAGAGAGCGTTAACGACGGTAAGGACTACGTTTACGACGAGTCCGCCGTATCGTTATACGGTTGGATTTTTAAAACGGCGTCATGGAATGACGTCACGGTCGCCGCCAATCTTAAGAGTAAAGCCGAGGCGTATTTAGAGAGCGTAATACAGCAAAATATAACAATCGAGCTTAACGCGATCGATTTACATTTGTTAGACCGGTCGATCGAGAGCTTTAGCGTTTGCGATTACGTCCGCGTAATTAGCGCTCCTCATAATTTCGACTCGACTCTCTTATGTAATAAACAGACGTTAGACCTCTTAAAGCCGGAAAACGACTCGCTTACATTGGGCTATACCTATTCGACGTTTACCGAGAATAGCGCCAAACAAGCGGCGACCTCGGCGTCTAATATTGTTAACATTCAATCGAATATTAAGCACATATCCGATAGATTGGTTAGCATTAATCAAGCGGTTATCGATACCGCTCAGGACGCTAACGAGGCTCTCGATAACTATCAAGAGGTTAGCGCCGAGTTAAGTACGGTCTCGGGGGATCTCGAGGCGGTCGCCGGAGTCGTAACCGAAAACGCGAGGAATATCGCGACCAATGCGCAAAATATCGCTACCAATGCCGAGAATATCGCCGCTAATGTAACGAGTATCGAGGAAATTAACGAGACTCTTAAAACTTACGACGAAAGCCTTAAGGATATTCTCGAGCGACTCGAAATTTTAGAAAATAATAGTTAATGGAGGTAAATCGTGAGCGAGACCGTTTTAGTTGCGGTTATTGGGTTAGTTGGATCCGGCCTCGGCTCATTATTGGGCATATTGGCAAGCTCTAAATTAACTCAATACCGTTTAGAACAGTTGGAGAAAAAAGTACAAGCTCATAACAATTTAGTCGAGCGTATGTATAAAGTCGAAAATCACGAGGGCGTCGTCGACGAGCAAATTAAAGTTATTAACCATAGGATCGAGGACTTAGAACATGAGATCTAAGATCTCGACCAGTAAACTTATTTTAATCGTCGATTTTATCGTCGCGATCCTCCTAACGATTATTATTGTTATCGGGTCTTATTGTTATAAAGATATGTCTTACGTTACGACCGTCGCGGCGTGTTGGGACGCTCAATTGGCGGCGGCGGTCGGTTTCTACTATTGGAAAGCTAAAAACGAAAATCGTAGTATTTACGCTATGAAACTCGTTAAGGATCTCGCCGAGACGTACGGTATCGAGAATGTCGTTACTCTCGCCGAGTTCATTTTAAAAGAGTAGGAGGTTTTATTATGCGCGAGTTTTTAAGAAAATTATCGAGCCGTAAATTATGGCTCGCTCTCGCCGGTGTTGCTACCGGTATCGCGGTTATACTCGGTGTCGACGAAAGTAGTATAACTACCGTCGCCGGTGCTGTTACCGCGTTGGCGAGTGTAATTACGTATATTGTTACCGAGGGTAAGATCGACGCCGAGGGTGTTAAAATCGCTTTAGAGAGCGCTCAAGACGCCGGAGAGGTGATCGAAAATGTCGACGATAAGTAAACTTATCCAAAAGGCAAAAGGCGAGATAGGCGTTAAGGAAAGTCCGTCAAACTCGAATAACGTTAAGTACAATACCGCGTATTACGGTCGAGCGGTAAACGGCTCGGCTTATCCGTGGTGTTGTGCTTTTATTTGGTGGCTCTTTAAAGAGTGCGGCGCGTCCGATCTCTTTTACGGAGGTAAAAAGACGGCGTCGTGTACGACTCTCGCTAACTACTATAAGAGCAAGGGACAATTTTCCCAAACTCCTAAAGTCGGGAGCTTAGTCTTTTTCGATTGGGGCGAGGGCGGATCTACCGCGTATCATATCGGGATCGTAATCGAGGTTAAATCGTCCTCGACGATCGTAACGGTCGAGGGTAATACCGGTACGGCTAACGACTCCGACGGCGGCGCGGTTATGAAACGTACTCGTTACTCGAGTCAAGTCTTAGGATACGCGTATCCGTACGACGAGGACGACGGGACTACGGCGACTATCGAGACGCCGGTTAAACTAACTACGGGGGGAGGCGCGTCTAAAGTGAGTATATCTTTAGATACGCTAAAGAATGGTAGTAAGGGAAACAGCGTTAAAGCGTTACAGACGTTATTAAACGGTTACGGCTATAATTGCGGCGAGGTCGACGGAGAGATCGGCGTTAAAACCGTCGGAGCGGTTAAAAAGTTCCAAAAGGCTAAGAGCCTAACTCAAGACGGTATAGTCGGCGCGAAAACGTGGGCGGCGCTCTTAGGCGCTTGAGACGCTCTCTAACGGCTTTTATCGTTTGGGGTATAAACTATACTAATAAAATATTAAAAGCGATTGGGGCGCGGCTGACGCGCTCAGAGAGCAAAATTAAAAGGCCGGGGATTAGTCCTCGGCCTCTTTTTTTTATTTCTCGAGTAGATCCTCGACGGTACAGTTTAGCGCGTGAGCCAATTTGTAAAGCGTGAGCGCGGCGGCGGCGTTAATATCCTTAACGCCTTGCTCGTAATGCTGTATCATACGGACGTTAATTCCGGACGCCTCGGCGAGTTTAGTTTGACTAAGCCCGACCGTCTCGCGGATCCGTTTAAGGTTTGTCATATTATTACGCTCCTCTTAATTCGTAGGTACAATAAAGGATATTATCGTTATCCCAATCGACGTTATAATATACCTCGCCCGGCTCGGGAAAAAATTCGATCGCCCATATTTCTTTTAACCATTGGATACATTCGTCCAATGTTCCAAATGTGGCTTTTTTGCCGTGGGCTTTTACGGTTAGAGAGTCGGGAGATCTCAAGTTTCTATTATAAACGGTTTGTATAATCGCCATTTTTTTACCTCCTCCGGATCCAGTAGTTACCGATCGTCTTATGTGTACTATCCCAAATATCGACGACCTTAGCGTTTTGGATTGCGACGATATGGTTTCCGCCGATATGAGCGACGATATCGTATCCGTCGTAAAGGTGATTACGGATTAGATACTTACAAAACTCCTCGCCGGTATATTTGGTATTATCGCTCTTACGAGGCTGAGCCATTTTAGAGTAACCGAGGGATTTAAGGTAGCGGTCGTAACACGGTACGTCGTTTACCATGATCTTATACTTATGGGCGATCTCGACGAGTCCGTCGAGTACGTCGTCCCATGACTTACCGGTCGAGAGGGATAAAGCGCGAAGAACACAATCGGCGGTACGGCGATCTTTCGGGTTAGCGTTGTAATACCGGAAATACTCGGTATCGTTAGGGATTTTCTTAATCATGGTTTTACCTCCTATTAGTTACAAAACCGATACCATGCGGCGAGGGCGGCGGCGCGGTTTTTATGATTGCTATTTTTTACCTTATTACCGAATTGGTTTCGGATTATCAAACGAGCCGATCCGTCGCGCTTATCGGTAATCGAGGCGGTAACTCCGTATGACTTATGTATTGTTCTCATGGTGTTTCCTTTCTCCGGCGGTTTGACCGCCGCCGGTCGGTTTACATGATTACCAAATTTTATGTGTGTCGCGGTAATTATAAATGTGAGTACATTCCCAATTATCGCTATCGGGATACTCTTTCCTCATTCGCTTTCGTGCGGTTTCCTCCGATATGGCTCGATAGCAAATCTTACGACCGTCGTCGGTTGTAAATTCAAATCCGCTATAATGCTCGCCTCTAACGCCGCTCTTTTTTAACCGTCCGGCGCGGATTATAACGTCGATTGTAGGGTCGCCGTGAGGGACGCCGCGACTATTAGTGTGGTCGTTATACGAGCCTACGATCGTCTCACAATCTGAGTAATGGGCTTTAAATTGACGATAAGGCATTGTCCATACCTCGTCGCCTTGGCCTAAGCTGTTTAACTGAGTTTCGCGTCTTTCGGCGTCGATTTCGGCGATAGACTTAGCGCGTTCTATCAATTTAAATTTACAGCGAGTAAGTACGGTTTGCTCGGCGTCTTTATAAAGGCTATGCTCTTTTACCGTCCCGGTTAACTCGACCTTGGATTTCTCGGTCGCAAATTCGAGATCGCCTTTACGATTAGGATTTTCGATACCGTCGTTAACGTACTCGACCGGGTTTGTGGATTTCCAAACGAGGGTATTTCCGCGTTCGTCTTTAAAAATGTGGGTGTAGTGGGTTGTACCGTAGTAACTGAATTTATAGTCTACGTAATCGAAAGACTTTACGTAGGTAACGGTTAAGGTTAACCGTTTACCGATTTCGCCGACATATCCCATTTATTTTACCTCCTCAAGTATTTAGGTTGTCCGCTCTTTAGTGGGTATGCCTTATTATACACCTATGGGTGTACAATGTCAATACTTTTTTTCGAATTTTCTGTAAACTCATTGATAATCTTTAAAATAGCCTCTATAATAAATATCGCCTCGTCGGGGAATAGTGTATAATAGCGTTAGTAGAGTAGTCGCGCTGTATTCCATTTCCGGACGCCGGTTAAAACGAGCGGTCGTATACGGTATACTTGGGAGGATAAAGCCGGAGGGTACGGGATACAAACGGATTTCGGTAAGAGAGCCGTTAAACGTATCGACGGCGATTATTATAACGTAATGGGACTACCGCTCGACTTAGTCCGTAAAATGTTAAAAGAGTTTGGAGTATTATAAAAGCCGCCTTTTTAGGGCGGCTCTTTTTTTATGCGAATTTCCAATGTATCGTAATATCCTCGTTATCGATCTCGATATAGTAAATAAGAGACTCGATAGAGGCGCGGATCTCGTCGTAATCGCCGTACTCTAATACGTCCGGAAACGATAGGATTATCTCGAGCGCCTCCTCCTCGGTGAGACGACCGGCCTCGGCGTTGAGCGCCTCTAATTCTTTTAATAGTCCGTTACGAGTCTCGTTAAGAGGGTCGACCTTTTTACTAACTTGATCGATCGTAAATCTACCGATACCGTACAAATCCATAAAGCGCGAGATTTGGTCGTCGAGCTTTTCGATCTCGCTCTCGATAACGTCGATCTTACTCGGCTCGTTGGCGCGTGTGGTTTTGTCGTTACGAATTTCCTTAAAATACTCCGGATCCATTCCAAATTTTTTAATCTCGTTAAAGACCATTTCGTCTAACTCGACCATTTTCCAATTCTTATTTTTACAATTTGGATCCTTAATCATTTTCTTTACTTTTTTACAGCGAGAGTAACACATATACCATAGCGTTTTAGGGGTCGTCCGTCCGTTAGCTTGTTTGGTATATTTGCCGCCGCAATGTTTACAGAATAGGAGACCGCCGAGGTAAGTCGTCTGAGCGCCGGGTTTAACGCCGGTTAGTTTATATTGCTCGGCGCGTTGGTCTAATAGTCTAATAACTTTATCGTACGTCTCCTCGTCTATAATTGGGTCGTGTTCGGCTTTATAATAGTCGTCGTTGTGTTTGATATAGCCTATATTGGTTTTATTACGGAGGACGCGTCTCATTGTCTTAGGATCCCATGTACCGTGTTTATGGGTATAGCCTTTTTCTTTAAAGAGTTTTTCGACCGTACGGAGCGGAGTCCCTTTTAGAAACAGATCGACAAGCTCGCGAATTTGTAACGCCTCGTAATCGTTTATAGTTAACAATTCGGTCGCCGGATTGTAATCGTAACCGATCGGCTCGGTCGCGCCTCCATGCCATTTTCCGTCCTTAGCTCGCGCCTCTTTTCCCATAGACATACGCTCTTTAATTTGTTCGCGCTCAAGCTGAGCGAAAACGGCGAGGATCCCGATCATAGCGCGACCGAATGGACTCGAGGTATCGAAATTCTCGTTCATGGAAACGAAATCGGTTTTATTTTTAAGAAATACATCCTCGATCAAAAAGA